AGAAGCCTTCTCTTGAGAAACCTTGCCCAACTATTTCCAAGGCGGGCGGTGGTTGTTCAATTGCGTCGGTAGTCCATCCGACGCAAAAGAGAAAATTCTATATATCAGAACTAAAGCGTCTTGGTTCTTTCCCGAAACAGTTTCAACTTCTTGGCGAATATCAAGAACAGTGGGCGCGCATCGGCAACTCCGTCCCTCCTCTTTTCATGCGGGCGATTGCCTCACATATACGTAAAGAGATACTCACACCGGAGCTAACAGACTGATGCCAGGTGGCCGCCCCTCTAAATTTACCGCTGAGGTAAAAAGCAAGATCCTTCAGGCGATCAAGCTAGGGACACCTTACGAACATGCCTGCCAATATGCTGGTATAGATTTCCGCACGTTCCGGCGTTGGATGATCAAGGGAGAGGCGGCCAAGAGTGGCAAGTTTTGTCAGTTTTGCCACGATATAAAAGAAGCTGAGGGCAGTGCTCTTGTCGGTTGGCTGGCAAGGATCGAGCAGGCGGCCAAAGACGGAGACTGGAAGGCCGCTGCATGGAAGGCAGAGCGCCGATTTCCCAAGCACTTTGCGCGCCGCACCATCGTAGAGATCAGCGAAAAAGATCTAAGGGAAGAGCATGAACGAATCGTCACCGCTCTCCAGACTGGCGGAGATCCGCTGTCAACTGAAAAAGACCGGAGCGCCACTCCCCCCGCTACCGATTCTTTCAAGCAGTAAAGACAATCGAGATGCTCGAATAGCCCGGTGTGCCTCATCGGTCCTTGAGTTTGGCCGCGCTTATTTGCCCCATCACACCGCTCTTGACGTGAGCGAACTCCATGAGTTCCTGGCCGGGCGTTTCCGGCAAATGGTACAGAGCGACACTCCCGAACGCACGGCGGTAGCAGCCCCCCGTGGCAATGCAAAGACGACCTGGACCTCAGTGATTGCAGACTTCGGCGACCTGATGGGCGACCCCCTCAAGGACCGCCGCACCTGGACGAAGCAAAGAATCGCCACTACTACGGGCATTCAGGTCTCTGTGTATGGCAGCGGTAAGAGCCTGCGAGGGATAAAGAAGGGTGCATCTCGGCCTGACCTCCTGATCGGCGACGACCTGGAGAACAGTGAGCACGTCCTGACGCCCGGCCAGCGGCGCAAGTTGTTGTCCTGGTGGACTAAGGACGCTACCAAAATCGGAGGACCGGCAGGGCTTGACATCTTTGTAGTGGGGACAATCCTCCACTACGATTCTTTGCTCTCTGGACTGCTCCAGAACCCCGGATACATGGGGCGCAAGTTCAAGGCCGTGATCTCCTGGCCTGCCAGGACCGACCTTTGGGATCAGTGGGATTCTATCTACTCGGACCTGTCGAGGATTGAGCCACAACGCAAGGCCGATGCCCTGGCTCTCTATGAGACCAACCGGCAAGAGATGGAGCGAGGCTCTTCTGTGCTGTGGCCTGCTGGCGATTCTCTTTACCATTTGATGATGACCTATACCGACGATGGCCCCGCAGCTTTCGACTCGGAGAAACAGAATGAGCCGGTCAACCCAGACGATTGCCTGTTTGAGGAAGGCTGGTTCTCATGGTGGCTCAGACCTGGTGAGCAGGGAGAGGCTGGCGATCTGCCAATGCCCCCAATGCAATACACCATTGGCGCCGTGGACCCCTCCCTTGGGCGTCACGCTCACCGGGGTGACTACTCAGCTATCCTCGTTCTGGGGCGAGGGAATGACAACAGAGACTACATTCTTGAGGCATCCATCGAGCGCCGATCGCCTGACCAGATAATCGAGGACACGATCACCCTGCACCGGCAGCACCAGTGTAGAGAGTGGGCAGTTGAGGCCGTGGCGTTCCAGCAGTTTTTTGCCGACGAGATGGGCAAGCGGAGTCTGGCAGCAGGCCTTCACCTTCCCATCGTCCCGGTGCACCCTAGCACAGACAAGGTGCTGCGGATCTCTTCTTTGCAGCCATCCATCAGGGCTGGCAACATAGTCTTTCACCGCTCACAGCGCCGCCTTTATGACCAGATGAGGCTCTTCCCCTTGGCCGATCACGACGACGGGCCAGACGCTCTACACATGGCTTATGAGCGAGGACAGCACCAGGCAGCACCAGCCATCGGGGCAACGAACAGCTCTTACGGTGGCGGCACAGGCAGCGACCGACGAGACACAGGACGCAGCGCGCCACCTATGCGAGGTGGTATTTTTGCACACCGATCACCAGGCCGGAGATAACAAACAGTGAGACCATCTATAAAGCGATTGAGCCGGTCTATCCGTGCGCTTGGCTCTCGCCTGGCCTCTTTGTTTGCGGCACTTCCTCCGACACTTCCGGCGCTACCGCCATCTGTCACGCGCGGCGCGCTAGATGTGCGCTCCAATGACCTCGGCGATTCGCACGGATGGCAGGGCAGATCGCCGCAGTACAACAAATTTACCGACATCAAAAAGGCATTCACCCAGGACGCTCTTTTGCTGCGTGGTGTCTTCTTGCCCGAGCAGCTCGCCCGTCAGGGTGGCGTCACCTTGGAGGCGGCCAGTGCTTCAGATCTGTCAGCCCGCAAAGCAGAGCAGGCACTCCTGGAGATCGAGGCATTTCTAGATCGTGTAGTGTCCCCGTTTGGTGAGGGGTGGGAAGAGACGTTCTTTCGCACTGTCGGGGAGTTGTCGCGGTTTTCAAACTTTGCCCTTGAGATGGCATGGGATACCAAATCGATGCCCGGCAACGTAGCCCTGCTTCCCTGGGAGAGCATGAATCTCCTGGTAGATAAGCGAGGCTGGCCCGTGGGTTGGGTGCAGTTTGATTATTGGCTGCGCCCCTCCTATTTTGAACTGCACGAGATCTGCCATGGCGCCATGAATCGGCAGAGCGGCGATCGCTATGGCACCCCAGGACTCGACCCCACCGCTGGAAAGTATGGCGACCTGGAGGCATTCCGTGCCATCGAAGGTCTGGCCGGCCAGCAATACCAGCACCTCATTTTTCCAACTCGCCTGATCAAGGCTGGCTCTGAGCAATACCCTGAGACCTCAAAGTCCCGACTGACCGAGTTCAAGGACGCCGTTGAGGATATGTACAGAGAGGGGTATATGGTAGGCAGCGGGCGTGAGTCGCTAGAGAGCGATGCACCGCAAGCACTCGACCCCAGCGGGATGTTGGAGTATTTCAAGAAAAAAGTTGTACAGGCTACTGGATTTTCTTTGGTGCGTCTGGGTGAAGGTGGCGATACAAACGTCGCAACTGCCGAGGTGATGAGCCACAACGAGAACATGGACCAGCGTGGCCGCGTGCTGGTGGCTTGTGACTCATGGCGCCGTGGTGTCTTTTCCCCATACCTGGCTAGCATCGGCATGATGCCTCAGTTTGCCCCTTCCCTTGTGCCTGGCGAACCCGACCCGGTAAGACGCCAGCGCAAAGCAGAGCACGCCGCGAACCTATACGGCAAGGGCATTATCACACTAGATGAGGCACGCGCCGCCGATGGCCGGGCACCTCTCAGCGATGAGCAGAGATCGCAACTAGAACAAGACAGGGCAGCGGCCACACCAGATCCACAGGCACCCACCGACCAAGAAGACAAACGAGAAAAGCGCCAAGAGGATCGGAGCAAATAATGGACTTCCACAAAAAGAAAGCAAGCCTAGAGGGCAAGGGCCTATTCGGCGAAGCCACCGGGCGCGCTGCTCCTGGGGCGTTTCTCGCGCTGGCCAAAGGCAAAGAGGTTCCCGGAAGCCCTGCCGAGCTGTACAAGATGCTCGATGAGGCTATGGCGGAAGGCGAGATCTTCAAGCTCAGGTCTACCATTATTCCCCACAAGCAAGGGGACAATGGCAACTTTTGGCGGATCAAAAACAGCGCCTACCGTGCGGTCTGCAAGTCCTTTACCGACAAGGTGTTCTTGAAGGACCACTGTCTCCTGCAAGAGTCCAGGGCCGGCACTATTCTATCGAGCAAAGCCATCGGGTCCGGCGATACTGCCTACATGGAGCAGGTGGTGGAGGTCTCCGAACCTTGGGCGATCAAGGGCCTATTGCGCGGTACCATCGACCGCTTCTCTATTCAGCTCAATGCTCACGACGTGGTGGCCTACTGCTCCATATGTGGCGCCGATGTGATGGATGGTTGGTGCGGCCACGTCCCCGGTGAGACCTACGAGGGCAAGGGTAAAGAGATGGTCTGCTGGTGGGAGGTCGTGGCAGGCACTGGCAAAGAGACCAGCGCCGTCGTAGACCCCGCCGTGCAGGGAACATATGTCAAAGAGATTCAACAATTGGCCGCCTCCTTGGGTGGCATCACTCAACCCTCTGAGGAGGATGTTATGACAATCGAAGAGTTGCAAGCGGCCCTTGCCTCCAAAGAGGCGGAACTGCAGGCGGCCCAAAGCGAGATGAGCACAGAGAAGGAACTCTCTGTCTCCCACCACGAAAGAGCAGAGCGCTTCTTTGCCGATTTCGAGGCAGAGCAGGCGGCCCACCAGGAGACAGAGGAGCGACGGCAGATTGCCTGCACCCAAAAGGAAGAACTCACCGAACAGTTGGGCGTTTTGTCCATGACGTTCTGTGAGCACATCGAAGCGCAGGTAGGGTCCGCAAGGCTGGCGAACAAGATCCTCTTTGGTGAGGATCTCTTCAAGCTGGAAGATACCGCTGCCATCAAAGCGGAGACACTCCCCCTCCTACAAAAGACTCTCTTCGCTGATCAGATCCTGATCGAGCGAGAGGCTCGCAACCTAGGGGCAGATTTTGATGTCGTTCCAGAGAGAGAGAAGTTGCTGGCACAGAATGTTGACGCTCTCTCCCTGGCGCTGGAGACAATCCGCAGCACGCCTGTTCCTCAGCCTGCCCCGCCGATGGGTAAGGGCGCCCCTCTCGATCCAGAGGGAGACAAGGCACGGGCTGGCGGCAATGCACCACAGGCCATCCAAGACGACACCAGCACCGAGGTAGACACCTTCGATGTTGAACAGATGGGCAAGATTCTATCGGGCATGGTGGACGTCCTCTAACTCCACCCCTCCCCTTTTAACAGACGCCCCGTGGTGTCTTCATTTTAGGAGAAAAGCTAATGGCTTTTTTTGAGAACTCCGACCTCAACGATCAGGTCAAAGGGTGGCAGGGGATGGTCCTGGAAGTTCCCCTGCCTGACAATACCTTGGCGTCTGAAGATCTCGACTACCTGGACGCCGTGGAATTCCATAGCGTGACAGACCGGCGCATCCGCAAGGCGACCGGCGCGAACGATTCGCAATACCTTGGATTCGTCGCCGACTCCGGTGGCATCGAATCCGACAAGGCCGGGCGCATCATCAAGGGCGTCACCTACAACATGACAATGGTCGGCAGTGGCAACCAAGGTGACAATGTAGAAGCCACCACAGAGACCACATGCACCGTGATCGAGCTTGCCAGCGGCCCCTATGCTCTGGCGATCAACACCTACGGTCGTCTGATGCAGGACGCCACCACGGGAACAACCGTCAAAGTCCTCGTAGATCCGCAAATCCTCAACAACTAAACTCCCGTCACAGCGGGCTTTTGTACCCAAAGGAGAAGAGATCATGTTTGATCTTGATCGTGCAATTGATCAGGGTAAGTACGTTGCGATGGGCACCTCCCCCCAGGAGCAGATCCAGCAGCACTTTACCCTCTCGGAAAAAACGCGGGGTGAGTTGTTTACGGCTCGCTCTGACGCCCATGCCAAGGGATGGTCGGACAACTCTGGATTCATTCAGAGCGCCGACGACTGGAAAGAGGTTCCGCATCCTCTCCGCCTCGCAGCGGTCGGGTGTCTCCTCGCTGATGTAGCGAACGGCCGCGACTTGCGCCGGGTCAAGTACCCGATCCCGTCGCTTCGTGCAGCCCTTACCATCGACACGAGCGAGATGGTGGAGCTGTTCCAGCAGGCGACAATGCGTCTTGCCGCGCCGATGATGTTCGGATCGTTGCTGCTCAAGCGACAGCCCTTCACCAACGGAGCTGGCGCAACCACGGGGCGCGTCGCCTCTCGCGTCGCTGAAGATTATATCTTCGAGCGCAAAAAGAGCGGCGGCAAATACAAAGAGGTCGCCTCCGTTTGGAAGTATGCCACCTATGAGATCGAGCAGATGGGCATTCAGGTCGCTCTCGATCGTTGGGACATGGCGAAGCTCCCCTGGGACGAGTTCGGCGAACAACTCAGCTTGATCGCCCAAGGCGCCGCAAGGACGGAGAATCTACAGGCATACAACGCCTTCTTCGCAGCCTACGGTAGCGGCACCCGGCCCTTCCCGGATCTGGAAGACGTGGGCGGCACGGACGCAAGCGCCCTGGTCACCATCGACTCCAGCGACCTCACGCCGTACGCCGACATCACACGCACCGACGGGGACATCATTTACTATGATTACCTGTATGCGCGTCGCAACATCATGCAGCGCCCCAACGCTCTAGACATGCAGCACGCCGTCGTGGCTCCGGTGCAGTGGGAACGTATGGAGTATTGGAACGTCAGCCAGAAGATCGCATTTGCGCGGGTCGTCGGGCGGAACGGCCAGTCCTTCCAGCCTCTTCCTGGCTACGATGGGCGTATTATCCCTGTGACGATCCTGGTTGATGATGACCTGGCACTTGACGACTTCCAGGTCAGCTCCAGGAACATCGCCCTGTGGTGCGGTCCTCCCGAGTACGTGGGCGCTCTGGTGATCGATGAGGAGCCTTCCATCCTAAGTGAGTGGAAACCATCCCACAACACCGATGAGATCTATGGCCGCATGGCTCTCGGTGCAGTCGTGGCTTCCTACAACTCGTGGGTGTTTCAGTACAATCTACTGACCTCCTACTAACCCTTTCGCCTTGATCCCAATAGACTCGGGGCAGGTGGACACCCTCTCTCGTCTGCCTGTCCCCGGTCGCCCCCTTTCTGCTGAGGTGATCCGATGGCCTTCACTGTCACATTGACTGCTGTCAAGCTGCGTCTCCGTCTCACGCGCCTCCTACAAAAGGAAAGCGTGCCAGAGGTGGGCGAACTGCTTGAGTGGGTGTCGGATCAAGTGTCGCAGTGGCAGGTAGATTCGCCGGCTGGCGGAGTTGTCGCGTGGTCACAGTACTACGCGAACCACCTCGCCACCCTGCAAGCAACGATCGTTGTCATCACAGACCGCATGGGGGCAATGGCAGACATTGAGATCGAGGACGTTACCACCCACCCAACGGGAGACTCTTTTCAGAGTCGCAAAAAGAACGTCACGCGGGGGCTTGAAAAGGCGCTTGCTGAGGCGAAGAAAGAGAGAGACCGAATCTTGGGCCAACTGGGCGTGCCTACCGCCGATGGCCCATACCCTGCGCTAATGCAGACCACCCGACGGGCTGAGGAATACACCGTTGGATCATACTCTACGGCAGACCCAGGCACCGACTGGACCAAGCGCAACGCCGACAGTCCATACTTCGACGAGAGGAAATCTGCAACAGGCGTGACTCGCAAAGACAATTAAGAGAGAGGGACAATGAGAGAGGACGAGCAAGAGCAGGCACTGCGACAAATTTACTCGCCGCTACCTGGCGGAGTGGTCCCTGACTCACATTTCTACAGGATGATCATGTGGCTGGTGTTGCAGCACGCCCTTGACCAGGTCGCCGACCTTTCCCTTGAGGTGGAGAAGTTGACGGAATGGCTCTGGGCTGAACGTGGAGACATCGTGAAACTCCAACGAGAGGTCACCCGACTAAGGAGAATCCACGACGGCAAAGGCCACCATCCACCGGAATCCTGGATTGCCACTCCCGCCCCCCAAGAGACAAAGAAGCAAACCAAGAAGAGCAAGAGAGGCCGCAAGTAGATGGCGCAGACCACCGGAACACCGCAGGTAGTGAGACAAGGGATCGCCGAATCGATCTCATATCGCCTGCTCAATCTGATCACAGGAGCAGGGGTTACTATCACCTCTGCGTCAGTCGTAGTGGTCACCCCCTCCGGCACAGTGATTGCCCCGCCTGGTGAGGTGGTAGCCTTCAGCGGCTTTGTTGCTACTCTCTCCTTCACGCCGACTGCGGCACTGTTCCCCGTGGCCGATGGCTACCGGGTGATCTGGACCCTCAACGGCACGATCAAGCGCACCCAATTCTTCGATGTGGTGCTGCGGATCTTCGAGAGCCAGGTCATCGACTCCGACATCACCGCTATTTACCAGGGCATCACTCTGCCCACCGGCACCGACTGGAGCGCCTACAGGCTTCGGGCGTGGCGCAAGATAGAGATGGTGGTACGCAAGGCGATCAAGGGATCTCCTCACACTGTCTTCTACCCTGAGCGATTCTTCGAGGCTCACATCTCTCTATCAGTCGCAGAGTTTTTCCTGCCCGACACCTTCGACCGCACCGGCGAAGAGTACCTCAAGTACCAGCACGCCTTGCGCGAGGGGTTGGACCTCCTGCGTCAGGTGATGGCAACGCTGGACTATGACGCCGATGGTGACGGCCTTATCTCTACAGGAGACACAGGCCACGATCTGCGCCCCTGGACCCAGAGAGAGTGGGAGATGCTGTGAGAACCAAGGTTACTCTCACTGGCAAGAGCGTCTTCAAGAGACTGGCCGATGCCGTCCAGGCTGAGGCTCGCGTTACCGTCACAGCGATGGCAACGCAGCAGGTCAAGAACATTAAGCAGCGCACCCAATGGACCGCAGGCGCCGACGATTCACCGATGCCTGCCCTCTCTTCTTCTTACGCCAAACGCAAGCGCGGTCGTAAGATTCGCAACCTGAGACAGAGCGGCCAGATGATGCGCGATCTCAAAGCGGTTGGTGCCAAAAAATCAGGCGCCGGATGGGAGGGATGGGTACAGTTCAAAGACCAGCGGTCAGCGCGCATCGCCGCATGGAACCAGGCCCGCGCAAAATGGTTCGCCTTCTCCCCGAATGACACACGCGTATTGATGCGCAAGATGGAGGGATTTGCGGCACGCGTAAAGGCTCGCCTGTCTGGCGGTGGCGCATGACTTACCCGGCGGCTATCACAGCGCTCAAGGCAAAGCTCGACGCTATCACAGGCGCCGATGGGACCACGCTCTCTGAGCTTGCTGAGAAACGCTTCTGGAGTCTCTCCGAGGTAGACAGCAAGGCAGCCTTCGATGGTCGCTACCTCTTGCGGAACGAGTCGGGGGCAAAGCCCTGGCCAGAAGAAACAAACAACCCGGTCAACTGGTACTCCTGGATGACTCTTGAGATCGGCACTGAGTTGTTGAGAGATGCTCTAGAGCAGTCAGAGACCGTCGAGGACCGCTCACGTCTGGTGACAATCGCCCTTCAGTACACCGCCCTAGCGACGGGGTGTATCTACGATTGGCAGGAGCCAGAAGTGCAACGCATCGAGAACGACAAACGAATCTTGTGGGTCGTACGTTTTAAGCTAAGATACTCAACACCATAAACCCGATAGATAGGGGACAATCATGAGTGGCTCTTTCAAAAAATGGTATCTCAAAATCGTCGGGTTCCTGGCTGAGTTGACGCAAGGCACCCCAAACTATTCCCATACGGCAAGCGGCGGAACGGCCAACACGATCACCGTGGCAGCGGCAACTGGGGCATCTCTGTATGACTCCAACGGCACCGAGATCTTTGCCCGGTGCCAGGTCTATTTCAAAAGCAACACCACCACGGCAGCGCTGCAAGGGAAGATCTACACCGTGCTGTCCTACGCGTGGGTAGGGGATGTGGCAACCTTTACGACCACGGCCAACATGGATGCCTCACCACAAGCAACCGACACCTTCATGGTCTACGGCCTACTCAAAACGAGCGACAGTACGTTTGAGCCAAAGACCGAGAACCTTGAGAGAGACGACATCGAGCGGATGACAATGGACCCCTTCCCCTCCTGTAAGGGGCTGACCATGGGGAGCGGATCGTTCAACTTCGAGATCGCCGGACTGGCACAAGAGAACGGCAACGGGGATACCCCTACCATCGATATGTTGGGCCAGTTTCTCAAGTGCTACGGCACCCGGCGCAGCGTGACGGGGACTCTCTGTGATGCCGGTTGGACTACGGTAGGCGGCGATGTCGATGATGCTTCAGATTTCAATCGGTGGGACTGGATCAAGATCAACGGCGAAGTTACCCGCATCTCTAGCAAGAGCGGCGACACACTGGTAGTCTCTCCGCCCCTTTCCGAAGCCCCTGACAACCTGGACGAGGTATTTTCTAACGAACGCTTCACCCCTGTTGAAGAGGATCACCAGGCTTATACCTTGTTGGGCCTGATGGATGATCAGTTCGTCGAGATGCAAGGGTGCGTACTGTCCCTGTCTGCCTCAGCCTCCTATGGGGAGAAGGTGATGGGGCAGGCCGAGTATGACGCCGAAGGGTGGGACCTCACGGACTCCTTTACCTGGCAGGTCAACCACACAGACCAGTGCCCCGTCAAGGCGACCACCGGGCGCAGTTACTTTGGGACCACTCAGATCAGCGTCAACAGTTTCGATTGGAACTCCAACTACGAACGCTCGGAACTGCGGGACGATGAGATCAACAATCGATTCTTCCTGACGGCGCGAAAGGCTGCATGTTCCGTTGTGTTTCGAAACAAGAATGTCACCCCAAAGGAGACCTGGGAAGCGGCTGGCACGCAGGATCTCTTCCTGCTCCAGCGCGGCAATACGGCGGGGGCTTGCGTGGCTTTCGTCGGCAATGCCCAAATCCAAGACCCCCTCACCTACACAGAGAACGAGGGGCACAATTATTACGACGCGGCCTTTGGATTTGTCGATGCCCACACCTACAGTGCGGTGCCCTCGAAGCCTGAGATCGTTCGCTTCTAACCGAACCATCGAAAGAAAGAGAGAGGAAACATGTTTGAGCTATCGAGACTCGAAGGCGGGACTATCCCATTTACGTTCGAGGCAGAGGGCGGCGGAACTATCACGCTTCACGCTCACGCCCTCACCAACGAAGAGATCGTCGCCGCTGCCATTTCCAGCGGCATGGATGAATTTGCTGACGAGATGATGGGCTCCGAGGACGGCGCGGGCGCGCTCAAGGTCACCGGTTCCCGTGGTCTACAGATGGTCCTCAAGGAGGCAGAGCAGGCCGTAGAGATAGCCCGCCTGTGCATCGAATCGATCGAGGGTAGCAGAGGGGTAGAGGTGCCCATCCTTACTAGGGAGCTTTGCCAGGGGAGCCTCAAGCGCCTTGACTCTAAGAGCGCTGGTCTCTTCCCCCGCGTGGCCATGGTGACCATCGGGCGCAAACTTACCGAGATGGCCAACATGAGCGAGGAGGAAAATTTTCCCTCAGAGCCTCAGCCTACTGGAAATACTACAGCGAGCTGAGGCACCCCGGCAACGATTGCGCCAAGTGTGCCGAAGAGCCACACCTGAAGAGGGTGTGGGGGTGTCATGGCCCGAGCGTTGCCCCCTCCCCCGGGGAGGAACCGTTCCTTTATGAGATGGGGACAGATGGCGCAGACAATCCGATTATCCTGGACCGCTGCCCTTTGTCCCTGACCCGCAATCCATTCGCCCGCATTGCCCGCCGAAACTACGCCCTCTACCTGAAGGGGATTACCCCTAACGGCAGAGGGTCACGCCACGAATCCGCCCTATATACCGCCACCATGCTTGAGCTTGCCCTCTTGGAGGGCGAGGCCGAGGACTGGTACCTGAAAGAGAAATCCCCCAAACCATCAGAAGGATAGCCTCTCTTATGCCCACTGAAGAACTCAAACTCAAAATCACTACCGACACCAGTGATACAAAGAGCAGTGCGGCCAGTATGCAGGCGTCCTTCGTTCGGGCTACCCGTGCGATTGAGACGGCGCTGAAGCGTCTAGAAAAACAAGAGGAGAAAGGGCACAGAAAGAGGTCGGGGCAGTGGAAAAAGTGGGGAAGGACTGCGACGCGTGCGATCTCTCGCGTTCGGATGGCCCTTACGAGTCAACTGTTCCACTCCCTCACCCGAGTAGCCCAGTCAGTCGTCAAGTTGTCATCTGAGTTTGAGACCGGCATGGCGGGGATCGCCACTGTTCTAGACAAGGATGTTCTCCCCCGATTGGGGGAGGTCCGCAAGGAGTTGATCCGCCTCTCTACTGAGGGCGATCAGTCACTTAACACACTCTCCTCCGCTCTCCGCCTCGCCCTGTCTTCCGGCATTAGCGACCTCAACAAAGCGATTGCCCTGACCAAACAGGCGGACGTGATCGCGACTGCTGCGCTCACAACGACCGGCACTTCGATGAAGGCACTTATCAGTGTCGTCAACGCTTACGGCGTAACTGCCGGTGATACGGGGGCCATCAGCGATCAGTTTTTTATGACGCAGAAACTGGGCGCCACAAACGTCGAATTGCTGGCGAAGAACCTGGGCAAGATTCTTCCCATCGCAAAGGCCACAGGTCTGCGCCTTTCAGAGATCAACGCAGCATTGGCTGCGCTGACCCGTTCCGGTCTGTCTACTGCGATGGCAACAACGGCTCTTCGATCTATGCTGTCGTCCATCCTCCGCCCTGGCAAAATAGCAACGGACCTCTATAAAAAACTAGGCATAAGCTACGGTGACGCCGCAGTGAAGGCCAAGGGGTTTGCTGGCGTCCTGAGTGAGATCCGAAAAAAGGTAGGCACCAACACCACAGCCCTCTCTAAACTGTTTCCTAACGTTCGCGCTCTCACCGCAGCGACCGCTTTGGTAGGCGCGCAGAACCAGACCTTCGTAGACTCCCTCAAAAAGATCGAGAACTCGGCAGGCTCTACCCAAGAAGCCTACGAGAAAATGCAGGACACCTTCAAGTTTACCAGCGACCAGTTTAAGAACATTCTAAACTCGGTGTGGATAGACCTGTCCAAGGAAGCCTTTGGTGTCCTGAAAGACTCTTTGGCCGGGCTGAACGCGTGGCTGCTGACGAACAAGAAATCTTTTGCCAAGTGGGGCAAGGGGATCGGGGAGTCCGTAAAAGAGGCGTCGGTCCAGATTGTCTCCTTTGGCAAGGTCGCCGTAACGGCTATGGGGATGGTGGGCGGAGCCCTGGCTAAGTCGCTCCGTGGCCTTGCCTTGCTCTTCTCTTTCGGAATGTCGGAGAAGTTGGTAGCACGCACCCGCAAGAACATGGAGGGGTGGAAAGAGAATGCTCGACTAGGCATCCAGATGCAGCGGGCCCTGGCCAAAGAAGGCGCGTACGTAGCGAACGCATATCGGAAGGCGCTTCCGGCGTGGCTGGATTACCTCAAAGAAAATGACAGACTCCTCTACTTGCAGGACAAGGGGATCAAGTTATCTGATGGGCAACTCGCACGACTGCGCATGATCCAAGATGCCAGGAGGAGAGGAGAGGCGGCACTACAAAAAGATATCGCCCTCAAGAAGCAGCAGGCCGACGCAGTTCGTCGCCTCGCCAAAGAAGAAGCCGAGAGGCGCAAGAAGATCGGGACTGCAGCGACAAAGAGGCAGGCCAGCAAAGACAACCAGATCATGAGGGCGGCGATAGTTCAGGCAAAGTTGAGATCCGCAGCCTACCGCAAAGCAGAGCGCGACCGCCTATCTGCCCAAAGGAAGGCACTCAGAGACGCTATAGCCCTCCGAAAGAAGCAGTTTGACAACGAGACTAAGTTCAACAAGGCGCGCTTTCAGGCAAAGGAGGCACAGTTCCAGGGTGAGCAGAGGATCGCTCGTCTGCGCCAGCAACTCCAGAAAGCCCGTGGTCCCGTAGGAGAAGGCGCGCAACTCCAACAAGGTGCGACCGCTCGCATTGCCGCTGTCACCCAACAGATCAAAAAGCTCAACTTTCAGATCGCAGAGACGCAGCGACTCCAGGCTTCTGCTATGGGTCTCACTGCTGCTGGCCGGCAGCAGATCTCTGACCTCACCAAGCAGATCGCCCTTCGCCAGCAAGAGATCAGCCTGATCCGCAAGACGGCAACGGCTCAGATAGAAGGACTCTCCCTTATGGGGAGAATGCGCCGCGCCGATGAGCAGGATGTTTTAGCCTACACGCAACGCCAGGCTGAGATGTTCCGCAGCCTCCGAAACGAGGCGATCATGGGAGTAGGCGGCGCAATCTCTTCTGTGATGGAAGGGATAGTTTCAGGCCAGCAAAATATCCTACAGAGCGCCGGTAAAATGTTCCTCGATATGCTGGGCGGAATGGCCATGAAGCTAGGGGCTTTCTACGTTGCGGCAGGCATCCCCGCCATGTTCGTTCCTCCCTATACGGGAGCAGGGGCGGTCGCTGGTGGCGTTGCGCTGATGGCGCTCGGTGGTGCCCTCAAGGGTGCTGGCTCTCTAATAGGTGGAGCAGGCTCATCGTCAGGCGGGGGATCTTCAAGCTCAGCAAGTGCGGGTCGTCCCCCTGACATTGGCTCCCCTGAATCATCCAGAGGATTGGCCGGGCAACGGACAGGCAGAGAGGCAGGCCCGATCCAGTTTATCTTTGCCTCGGGATTGGCCCCTTGGGACCGTCGCTCCAGGCAGGGACACTTCAGCGATATGCGCCGGTACTTCCGGGAGGAGGGGCGCGCCGCTGGCGTAGCAGATCCCTTTGAGGTGGCGCAAAGAATGAAAGCGAAGAAGGTCGGATAATGGCATTTGGCTACACAAAATATATGGGGCTGATCACCATTACATCCGGTGTCAACGACAAGATAGG